CGTCACCCACGGGGGCAACGTCGCTTGCCGAGAACAGGCGTCCCGGCAAATGGCCGATGCTGTAATGGTCGGCGTCAAGCAGGAAAATCTCGGTGTTAGCCGCCTGCCTGTCGATGACCACGTTCAAGGTGCCGAACCTTTTGTTCTTTGTGAGGCTCTTTATCCTCACTCCCAACTTTCATTGGGTAGCGGACTATATCATCACCAAATTGGTGCCGCGCGCTCGTGGGCGTTTACCATCCTCGGCGTTACCCGTTAGGACTCCATCGCCTAGTCTCTGGGCCTTCGCCTTGTTTCCAAGACGCTTGGTTGCTGATTACCCTGCCTTTCGGTTTAGGCTTCCAGCAGTTCACGCGGTTTTAGACGGACCTCGGCTAGTTGAGTTGATCCGTCAGATACATCGACACGCTGCCGATGATTACTGCCTCTTGTGGATTCCCGGCAGTCATGTGCAACTGGTTCGTCACCGCACTGCCGCTAGACAGGTCGGAGAACGCAACCTTGTTTGCCGGCGAAACAACCAGCATGTCGGGCGAGCCGCCATCGTCATATGCCTTCTTCATGGCGCTGTCGATCTTGGCCAACGTCAATGCTGCGTTGGTTCCCGCCATGTCACTCACATTTGAACCATCACCGGTGGGTGTCGTTGACGCGGAAATCAGTTCCATGTTCGTGATGTAGCTTAACAGCTTGCCCGCCTTGCGGGGGTCGCTGCTCGACCGGGCTTCGTTTTTAAACAGAGCCTTGTCGATGTCACGTCGTTGCTCGATGCCTTTGAGCAATTTGACATAGGCCGTTTCTTTATCGCGGCCAGCCTTGTCAACGGCGTCCAAAGTGCCGCTAACCGATGCGGCTTGGACACTGATTTGATGATAATTTCCGACGCGGCTCGTTGCGGTGGGGTTCGTATAGCTGAAGTCAGCTCCCTCATTCTGAGCATTGCTGTCAGAAGCTGCCGTCAGTTCTTGACAAATGTTCGACCTAATTCGCTACGTTAGGCCCTGTACGAAACAGCTCACACTCTAATGTAAGATCGGACTATATCTTCACCCTCATACGAGGGGCTGGGCGCTTCCACCGCGCTTACGGTGTACTCCTTGCGGATAGTCTCTGAACGTTCCGAACGAATTCGGCTTCGCTGCTGATTGCCCTCGGCGTTACCGTTAGGGTTTCCCAGCAATTCACCCAGTTGCAATTCGCCATTACTGGCGAACGAGGCTCAAGATTAAACCTGCCACTCATGGAAGACGCCCTTGGTGACTTCCTTCTTGGCATTGCTGAAAACAGGCGTTTCGTCGGGGTCGATTCTCGCGATCACATTGCTCAAATCTTCCCGCTCGCCCACCGCGTTCGCGGTCGTATAAGTAGCCATTATGGCCTCCTATGTGTTGAGAAGATAATCCACGGCAGCATCCATGGCCTTAGAGCCTTTCTGCTTGCCGATGCTCTGAAGCTGTTGCCGCTTCCTTTTCGCTGAAGTCTCGCGTTTCGTCGTAGGTTGCCCGGCTTTTGCCATCTTTGGAGCCTTTTTCGCCTTTTTCGTTGCGGCGGGCTTTTGCTTCATAAGCTCGTCGTACAGATACGCCTTGCGAAGCGCATTGATTGCACGATGATCTCCCGCAGCCTGTAATTCGTCTGCGGTGTAACCGAGATGCCGTTGCGCATACGAGTAGACCGCAGTCTTCTCTTTCTGCGCCACATCCGGGTCACGCCATTCGGGGATGGCTTGCAAAAGTCGTTGGCCCTCCTGCTGCAAACTCTCCTGCGCCTGCGCTTGTAGGGTTGCCATTTGCTCCTGATGTACCCGCTCCTTTTCCGCCTGCACTTGGGCCATCGCTTCCCTTCGGTCGCGATAGGCGTCACGCTGACGAATGTATTCAAGCGGGTCTTCCGCATTCAGATTTTCCCAAAATTCTTGGGTCGGCTCTGATTGCTGAAGCGCGGCCTCGACGGCTGCGAGTTGTTCGGCGTAGCTATGACGCTGCGCCTCAAGCGCCTGCAGTTCCGCTGCGGCCTTTTTTCGGCCTTCGGCGACTTGCTGCGTTTTGCGCGTATAGTCGCTCTGACGCATATAGCCCGACTGCAACTCGTCGAGCGTCAGATCGACCTCATCGTCGCCGACGCGAACACGATATGTTTGTGGTTCGACGGCTTCGACTACCTCCTCGGCTTCCTCGGCTTCCTCGGTTTCATCTTCTTCGGCCTCATCGGCCTGCAAGATGTCCTCGGCTTCCTCGGCTTCCTCGGCGGCTTCGACCTCAACCTCTTCTTCGGTTTCGGCAACAACTTCCGGCTGCGGCGGCGTTTCCTCAACGGGGGCTTCGGCGGCAAGAAGGGAGTCTACTGCAGACGCAATAGACAGCGGAGTCGCTTGCGCGGTTGCTTCGCTCATAAAATCTCCAAAATTAAATGTGACTGCCTTGCGGCTTGGTCAGTGCATCGATTGACGATGCACCTCGTCCTCGGCCATCGCGCCGGTTTCAATGACGCTTTTGAGATGGCCGTGGAATTCTTCCAGCGCCTGCATCAAAAAATACAGACGCTCGCGACCACTGATATCGCTGTACGATGACGCGGCCCATTCCGACTTGTACCGCTCGCGCAGATAATCCAGCGCCTCGGTGAAAATCTCGTTGCGGAAAACTTCCTTCGCCTTTACGGCGCGGTAGATTTCCGCTCTGCGCTTACCTTCGTCCATCAGGCGCGCGGCAGGTTGGCGCTAATGTCGATGCCGGTTGATGCTTCGATGCCGCGAAGCTGCGCTTCCATCTGCATCTCTTGGGCGCGCAATTCCATCTTCATTTGCATTTCTTCGCGCTTCAACTGCATCTCGGCAGCAGCCTTTTCACGCTTCATTTCAATCTCGGCCTGCATCTTCATGCGGTCGCTTTCGATCTCGGCCTGCGCTTTCGCACGTTCCAGTTCGATGACTTCATCCTGCGGCGATTTCTGCTCCGAATGGCGCGCCTGGATTTTCTGTTGCAATTCTGGCGGCAGGTTGTCGGGGTCGAGCAAGAAAGCGCTGCTGTCCTTGAAGCCAGACAATTCAATAATCCGCGCCAACGTGTCGCGGTATTGCTGCAGCGTGCATAACGGATTGGCGACGCCCAGCTTTGTGAGAATTTCTTCCTGCTTCTGCGCCACTTGCGTAAGGACCGCGATGCGCTTTTCCGTATCCCCGGTGCCGATGCCGACCTCGATGATCGTATCAAATTCGGTATCCCACTCCTGCGGGTCCATCGGAACGAATTTATTCCGCAGCCGCACGATGCGCGGCCCCTGCTGATAGGTCTGCACCAGCCGCAAAATTGATTGCATCAAATGCTTCACGCCGGTTTCGGCGAAGACGCGCGCGATCATTTCGATCTTTTGCTGACTTGCGCTAATCGTGGCCGCAACCGCTGCGCGGGTAGACGATTGCAAACTGTCAGGGTCAAGCCCCTGGCTTGCCTTGGTCATACCCGTGCGGTTTTCCTTAACCTGATCGATATATTGCAGCAACGGAAAAGCCATCTGGTTGATGGCCGGCGGCGTAATCGGCTGCACCATTCCGGGGGCGCGCATTCTGACAACGCCGCCGGGGCGGTTGCTCATAAGGTCGTCAATATTCACCTGACCTTCGACCGCTGCGATGCGCGCGTTGTTGGTCAAATAAACATTATCAAGTTGCTGGCGAAGCAGCGACGACTTGATTTCCTGCAAGTCCTTGACCAACTCCGCAATGCTGCGGCCTACCATGCGGTGCGGCATCAAGATCGGCGACACGACGCTGAACGGCATCATGCCATACGGTTCGTTCTTGACGATCTCATACCCTGCACCGATGCAGCAGACGCGGCGCAGTTCCGCGATGCCGTCATCGTCGTAGTCGGTCTTAATATACGCCTCTGTATAAAGTACGCTCTGCTGGCTGGGATCGAGCGTGCTGTCTTCCTGGCCGCTTTCTAGATCCTCGAAACGCTCTTGCCGCTCGTCGTCAACCTCGTTAAATCCGGCGTTGCTTTCAACCAACTCGCGGTCGTAGCCCATCGCAATGAGATCGCTTGCTGGCAGCCGTGTCCGATGCGCCGCGAAGCGGCAGTCGTCCATCGACTTAGCGCGGCGATTAAACAGGAATTCCTCTGGCGGAATGTTCTCGACGCAGACGCGACCGTCGCGTTCCGTTTTCTTCACGCGCACGTCAAAAGTCATCGGTGCCGGGAGGACGGTGCCGTCGGGCAAAACCTGATCCTCGCCCATCGACTCCATCTCCTGCTCGACCACTTCGATATCAGGGTCGGCAAGTAATGCCGTTAGTTCGTCTTCGGTGAGGCCAATATAACTGTCTTCTGTAACAGTCTCCGTTTCGTCGTAGTAGCTTTTTACAACGCCATATTTGAATAGCAGCGCGTCCTTCAAGAAATTGTGAAGAATTACGAAGCCATTATTGTCGCTGTTGAGGATGAAATTGACATAGTCAGTTGCCTGGTCAGCAGCCTCAACATCTTCCGGCCCGCGCGGCGCGAAACGCACAAAATCGCCCGATGCCGTGAAAATCTTCATCAGGCTGGGCAGCATCGCCTCAATCGTATCGGCAACGTCGCTGCTGACGACCGCAGAGCGGCCATCTAGTTCATTGCCGAACGGCTCGCCCAGATAATAATCCATCGTCTCGATGCGGTCTGACGACAACTCCGTGTCGTGGTAGTTGACCGCAGATTCGATTTCATTGCGGACGATTCCATGGAATTCAATATCGTCTTTTTTAGCCATGTTCGCCCTGCATGAGTTTCGAGGCAGCAACGCCTAAATCGTAAAGATGCCTGTCGAGGTCGGTGCCGGGTTTTGCGCGCTTGGTTATAAAAACCTCGCACGGTTTCCCGTCGCGCGGATCGAAGCCGACGCTGACGATAAACGGCCCGACTGTTTCGCTTATTTGATGGCGGCGGGTGGGGAGGTCGCTCAAATGTCTTCCTCCGAAGAACCAAACAACCCAAGCGGCAGACCCCCGCCCATGTTAAATTGAATTATGTCGCGGACGTTTGGGTCGTTGTTGATTTTCTTGCGAAGAAACGCCGCCGTTTTTGGGTAGTCTGTTTTCATCGCGTTGGGGTCGGACATATAGGCGCGGATCGCCTCGGCTATATATTCGCGCTCAACGTCCGATTTTTTATAGCCAGCGTGTTCGGGGGTCCACAGCTTCAAATTTCCAGATTTAGTTTTCTGGTATGGCTCGCCCTGTGCGTTTCTGTTGGGGTTGTTCGCCCAATTATATAACGCCTTTAATTCTTTGCTGATGCCGCTGGGGGTAATTTCTCCGGCAAGCTGATCGATGACATGCCCAATTTCATGGGCATACACACTTTGCAACTGCGCCGGATTTAAATCCCGCGATAAGGCAACGCCTAACGGTCGCTTCGTTTCCGGGTCGACTCGCGTTGCCCCGTGAGTTCCACGTCCAAGGTCCGATCGCGCCACCAGCGCAGCAGGTCTGCCCGTTCCTTCCTTTGCGATGGCGTCATAGGAACTTTGCGTTGCCGGGAAGGCTTGATCCAATCCGCTTTCCACTCGGCCCACGACTCGTCCGCCGACATTGATGGGGTCGCCGTCGATGGTTGTGGTGAGTAATCCTTCGGCATTCGTCGGCGCTCCCTTCGGATAATCCGCCTCGAAAGGACGAGCCTCGCGAGGCTTTATATTATACAGATTTACGCCTTTTGACGCCATTGAATTAGCGACCAAAGACTCGCCATCCCGTTCCAGAATTTTGGAACGATCCAAAACTTCCTGATCCCACGTCACATAGTTGCGGGTGCCTTCACCCTTGCCGCGACTACTTCCATCAAAATATTTGAGGCCGGGGATGCCTGCTTTGCGGAGGGCGGCGCTGGCGGCTTCGTCGCTACCTGTTGCGATGGCTAGATGTTTATAAAATTCGTTGCCCGTCATCCCATCAGGCGTTTCCAGTTTACCGGAACCGGTCCTTAACGCCCTCAACCTATTGCGTAGCGGCGTTTCTATTCCTAATTCAGAGAGCGCCATTTCCATATTAGAAATGCCCTGCTCAAATTCCCAACGTGGACCATCAAGAGCGGCACGGGCCTGTTGCGCGCCATCTTCAAACATATTTACAAAATCATCCGCGTCCGAGACTTGCCCCAGCGCGTCCAAACCTTGACGCCTAAGATTTTTTAAAGTCTGCCAGCGGAACGGACGCAAACCGCCAGACATCCCATTTATTATTTTTCTTACGCCTTCCGGCTGCTCACTCACCGGCGCATCCCAATCAAGATACTTCGCAACATCGGCGTCGGGAATGTCGAGTTTGTAGAGAGAGCCTGGAAAACTAACATTCGGTAATTTTTGATTTGACCGCAGTATCTTCACCGCAGCGTTATCCTCGCCAGATTTGAAGGTTTTTGCGTGAAAATCAGCGGCTGCGGCTCTGTCGCCGTTATGTCGCGCAAGTTCAAAAGCTGCCGTTTGAACAGGGTCATCCCAATCAATAGGAATGCCATCAATCGTTGGTTTCGCGCCCCCCTGCATTGCCGACACTTTTGATTGATAGGTTTTTGCGACCTTTGGTGATGCCGCCGAATAAAACCCATGCCCATACGCCTGCGCGCCTTCGCCCGTTCCCATCTTGTCAAGGCGGGGGCGTCCATGCGGGAAGTCTGGCTCCGGTGCCCACTTATGAGGCCCGCCGTGCCAAAGGTTCATGCCCAACGCGCCGGAAGGTGCGCGGCCTAACAAGCCGCCGCCGAGCATCGTATCCATAGCCATCTGCGTGACTTCTTCCGGTGCCGGTTGGTAACCCTGCGCGGCTGCGCCTGGAAGCATTGCGCTTTTCAGCATGTCCACCAGAAATTGCGGCGCGCCAAATTCAACGCTGCCGCGTCCAGTATCGTCGCCGCCAACCTCAACCAGCGGCAGGATCGCAGACCGATTCCCTACGCTTGGATCAAGCAAATTCGCCAGCCACGCCTCGCGCGGATCAGCGAACAGGCCGGATGGCTGGTTTAGCAGACTTGTCATTTTTCACTTTCTTAGGACGCCCGCGCTTGGGCGGCGGTGGCGGCTTGCTGCGGTCGCGCGTGTAAACCATCGTAAACGGTTGCGCGTTGCGCGGAATCTCAACGCCCACGCCTTTTCCTCGTCACCTTCTTGCCGGTTTTCTTGGCGTATGCCTGGGCTGCCTTGCGGCCTGCCTTGCTATAGCTGAAATGCTTTTTTCCGACTTTAGGCATCCAACAAACCTTTCAACTGACGCTTGCCGATCTTGCTTTCATTCAGATCGTCAAAGAGGCTGCGTCCATATTTTTTGACCGCAGACTTGCGGATGATGTACTCGCCGCCTTCAGCCGTTATGTCCTTGGGGCCGCTGCCGCCTAACAGGCCGCCGTGGTGAAACGGCCCGCCCGGGTCATCGCCCGAGTCACTAGGGCTGCCCGCACCGTCGTCGCTGGGGCTGTCGTCGGTGGTCATTTCCGCCGCCATTTCCGTATCGTCAACATCAAACCCAACCGCTGCTGCCGCTGCATCGGCCCCGGAAGACACATCTGGGTCGTCCGATGTATCGTCTGCGCCAGTACGGCCACCGATGCCAGTAAACAGACCCTCCGGGTCGATCCCAAATGGCGTCATGTTCTGTGTCTCGGCTTCGTCGTCGCCGAAGAAATAGTTGTAACCGCGCACCGCCGTATACGGCAGCGACAAGAGCCCGAAAGCTGGGTTGATTAACCCCAGCGCCGTGAATATCGCGTCCGCTACGTTGAAAGAGGTGCTGCTTACCGTCGGCAGTGGGGCGTCGTCCACGTCGCCGTCAAAGTCCTGCCAATCATTGTAACTTTGCGCTGCTCGCGCATTTGCTTGCCCCGCAGCCGCCTGATGAAACGCCGGGTCCGTGGTTGTCATACGCGGCAGGGTCGTTTGCGGGTGAGCAAATAATGGGCTGCCGAGCGGCGCGGTGCTGTAGTCCGGGGCTGCCGGGGGGCTGAATTGGTTGTAGCTTTGGGCTACGGGAATGCCGAACTGGTCGTAGCTATCCGCGAAAGGGCTGTCGGGCAAAGCGTTAAACAACATAACTTGTGTCCGGCTCAAAGTGGCGGTTCCACGCATAGCGGGTGCCGTGCGCGCCAACGACTGCGTTGCTGGCAAATGTTAGACAGAAAGCATCTGCGAGGTCGGGCGATTTGATGCCGCGCTTGCGCATCTCGTCCTTGCTTTCGATCTTAATTTTACCCGATGACGTGAATGCGAAGCGCGGTGCGGCGATTTCCGCGACCAGTGTCTGATCGTCGGGAATGTGACAGTCCTTAGCCTCAAACCACTCGCGGCAGCGATACCAAAGCTCGTCGCGCAGCCGCATGTATTTCTGCCCCATGCTGGCGCTCTCGGCGACGTTGATGCCACGCGCCGGTAAATCTAGTTCGATGCAGCGGTCCACAACGCCCGCGCCGATGCCGATCACGTCGATGCAAATCTCGTCGGGGCGGTCCATGATGGGGGTGGAGTCATATTCGGACTGGATGATGCCGCACAATTCCATCGTTGATTTGTCGCGCCACGTCTTGGGCGGCTCCATCAGCGTGTTTCCCCGGCGCTTTGCAAGGGCCGATCTGTCGCTGCCGTACCGGGCGCAATCAACGCCCCATATGACGGGGGCCGTCTCCGATGCTTCAACGTCGCGGACTAAGGCCGCTTCGATGAGGTGCAGCGGCACAAGCGTATCCTCGTCCGCTTGCGGAAACTCGCCCAGCACGCGGACACGGAAGCTGTTGCTGCTTTCGCCATATCTCGCGCCCATGTCGCGGATGAAGTCATCGCTAACCAGGGGGTTGTCATAGCAAGAGACCTTTTGCGTCCACCAATCGGGAGCGAGTTCCGTATGCGTTCTGTAAAAGAATCCGTTGCCGCGCACGGGGTTGCCGAGAAGCAGGGTGGTGGCGTTGTGGCCGCTCATGCTGCCCGCCGCGCTCTCGTATACTTCTTCGGGCACGCCGCTGGCTTCATCGACGATCAGAAGCACGTTTTCGCTGTGGACGCCGGCCAAAGATTCCGGGCGTTCGCGGCTGCTGGTGCGTGCCGAGCAAAAAGCCTCAGTGGGGCTGCTTTTCAGCACAATTCTGTCGCTGGTGGCCTCAAATAGCTTGTTGATGGCCGGGGGTAGTTCTTTTAGGCGGCGTTTTGTTTCCGCGAATAACGCGTCATAAAGCTGGGCAGCCGTGGGGGCCGTGACGACTACCTTACATGGATAGCGGGTTGTCATGTACCACAGCAGCAATGTTGCAGCGCAGGATGACTTTCCGACGCCGTGGCCGCTGCGGATGCTTAGCCGACGCTCGCCGCTTGCGATGGCGCGCATAACGTCGGCTTGCCAGGGGAGCGGTTCCATGCCGATGACGCGCTTGCAGTAGCCGACCGGATCGTCTTTGTACCGCTTGATGAATGCGGTCCATGCACCCTGTTTTTCGGCCATTTGTGCGTTTTCGCTCATTAACTATACGCGGCGGCTATACATTTATGTGCGCCCGCCCGCGCTGCGCGACCGGGGGGGGTCTGCGCCAAATTCAGCCGTTTAAACGGCTTGACGCACGGCCAGATGTTAAACCAACATTTGACAAGTGTTTGTTTTCAACAGGTTACGAGCGGAACGCCGCCAGATATTACAATATCAGCGGAAATTGACGACCTTTTTCTCTGTCTCGTCGTCGTCTGGCTCGTCCGCCAGGGTCTGCACTGCGTCGAGGTGTTCGCGCGCGTCGTCAACGCTAACCTTTTGTTTTTCAACGTACAATCCGGCCAGCTTGCCAAGTGCGACGGCAGCTTGCGAGGCCGCGCCGTGCTGCCCCGCAGCCGTCGCGCCATCGACCGCGCGCCGCAAATAGCCGCCGATTTCCTCAAAGGTGATCGCTTGAAAGTCGGATTGTTGCTGTTTTATTTCTTCTATTTTTGCGGCGACTTTGTGGTTCTCTCGCGCTAACGCATGCGCGGTTCGTCCTATCGTCTTCTCTGACATATTCGCGCAATTGTAGCTGTCGCGGTAGGCTTGCGAAGCGTTGCCGCCATTGAGAACAAACTTTCTAGCAAACTTTTCTTGCTTGAGTGTCAGTGTCTGATAGCCGTTAGGCATAAAAAAAACGGCTCGCGCCGCTCCCGAAAGGTTCCACCGATACTCCGCGATAGCAAATTTTCGCCGATTTGGCAATCGCCTATATAATAAATGACCCAATGTGTATTTTATTGTTGAATATGATGTAACGATTTGTTACATTATATATACACAACGGGAGAGAACAGATGACTACCTTAGAAAATTTACTAGGTCCGATTTTCGCACACAAACCCAGGCCGAAGTCTGACCCTTCCTACAGCCGTTTCCGGCGGCTGGTCAAAAAACATGGCTCAACCTACGAGATAGCCGATGACGGCTACGTTGAAATCGCGCCGTTTGGCCAGCATCAGAAAGGCTTGAAAATACCTCACTATGACTGGGTTGAGACCTTCAGCCGCCTGGAAGCGGTGCTTGATGGTCAGTGGGAGCCTGACGCTGACGGCTATGTGGTTGAAGAGTAGGGAGAGAGACAGATGCTTAAAGTCAAAATCATCAAGGACGATTTCTTTTCCACAAGGAAGTGGTTCATCGTGGACCCCAACGGGTTCAAATGGAACCAAATCGGATACAAAACGAAAAAGGCCGCAGCCGATGCGGCAGCAGCCTGTGACGCCCGAGTGATCGAATAGTGACCACCGCATAGCGCGTTGTTTAAACAGCGCGCCTTGCAGTGTTCATTTTTAGAAAGGGAAAAATGCAAATCCTAAAAACCGCAATCGAAGCAACCGTGTGGGCGCTGTTTCTGCTCATGCTCCTAACGGCCTACGCAATCTTCGCCTAGGCACGCCGCCGACGGGTTGCAGCCCGCCAGCGACGCTAACCAAGCCAAGAGAGGGACTCTTGAAATGGCATATCACGATTTTGACGATAATTGGGGCCGTGGCAACGGCTACGACTACGAGGCCGGAATGTCGGTCAACGCGCTGCGAGCCTATGAAGATGGCCGCAAGCCGCTCTCAAAAATAACCGCCGACGATCTCAAATTTGCCGGGTGGACCGAGACGAAAAAACTCGCGGTCGCACTGGCAAAAGATGGCTTTTGGCGTACGAGCGAATGGCACCATTCGGGCGGTAGCTGGTACAACAAAGTCGATTTCTATGATCCCGCCGAACTGGTGCAGGGATGGGACGCTGCGGACGACACAAAGCGCGAAGCGCTGCGGAATCTTGTAAAAGTACAGAAAAGCGACGACGATGCTGTGCGCGTTAAAGGCTCGTTCCCGATCTGGGGCGGATCGCGTCGGAGGCCGCGCATAGTAGATTACAGAAGTTTTGAAGGAACTAAACGCGGCAATTGGATTTTTCTTGACGAAGGTGGGAAGAAGAAAGCGAACGGAAACCACATAAACTTCTCGATTATATAGCCCACTGATGAGCCGACGAGATTTCGGCGAAACGCCCCAAAGTGGGCGTCTGGGAAATTAAAAAAGGGAATAGAAAAATGAAACAGATCATCAACGGCAAGGTCTATAACACCGACACCGCGACACTCATTTGTGAGGCGGGCAGTCGTACCCATTCACGTTCTGATTTCGCTTATGAAGACAGTTCTCTTTATGTGACGAAGAAGGGCGCGTATTTCATCGCCGGGGAGGGCGGACCTATGTCCCGGTTTGCATATGACACGGGCAACGGTACGACGGGGGGTTCTGGCATCGTTACTGTCTCGCGAGAGGAGGCGCTGTCCCTCGCGGAGCGTCACGGCGACAACGATATCATCGAGGAGCATTTCGCCGACATGATCGAGGAGGCGTGAGATGGACTACGCGCCAGAAAATACCGTTATTTACAACGTATATATGGAGTCTTGTTACGAGTGGAGATTAGTAGTTTGCAGCAAAAATGGTTTGGCCGACGATACGGCAAGGCTGGCAGCGGACTTCGATGATGGAGTAATTCCAGAATATGAGGAATTAAAATACCTTGAAAGCACGCCGCTCACAGTCGCCGAAACAAACCCGGATGGCGATTTGCACGATGTGGCAGAAATGGTCTGGGATTATTTTTTACGCTTAGACAATCGGTTTGATTCCGACGAAATTGTGTGCGTAGAGAAGGCGAAGGAAGAGGCGTGAGATGGCGCTATCAGTCGAGGAAATGCGTAGCGAGTTGGCTAAGATGGACAGGGCCGGAGCCACACTGGCCGACATGGAAAGGTTTATGTCGGACGAGTCCATGCGCGGCGATGAAGCTAGTGCTGTATATGGCCGGTATCTGTCCGTTCACAATCCTAGCAAATGGCTGGAAAACTTTATCAGCGAGGCTGCGTAATGACCGCCTGGATCGTAGGCTTTGACCCGTTTTCCGAAACGGAACAGGGGTATGTAATCCACCGGAAAGCGCCGGAATTCCTCGCAAAATGGGGCATTGAGAGCGAGGACATGGCAATCCTCGACGACCTCGTATATTCCGACGCCAAGGAACCCAACAGCATCGCGGTGCATGGTTTTGAATGGGCGGATGAGCCGCCGAGCGAGGAGGTTTTCCGCAAAACGATGGCCGAAGCAACCAGGGCCATCGAGGAATTTCTGTTGATGCTCGACAGCATCGTCGAGGAGGAGGTCGCACACCAGAATAGCGTTTAAACGCACTACGAGCGTCGTACAGCGACATCTATCCCTTTCCGGTGGGCGGACTACCAAATAAGCCGGAATCGCTCCACAGCGGCCTCGTAGCGCGATTTAAGCAATTCCGGCCCGATCCCCATCATTTTCCCGACGCGGGTCCATTGTGGGCCGCGCGGACGCTCAAAGCCGCGTCGATTGGCGGACAGTGTGACCGCCATCACAACCCGCGAATCCTGCGGGTCAACCTCCCAAATCAGGTCTATCAAATGGTCCAACCGGTCAATCTGCGCCGCAGTCGGCGGCCCTGCGGAAACCTCTACCTTATTGTAACCATAGGCTAAATTCGCATCACGCAGCCAATCGGGCCAAGCAGACCGATATTCTCGCGGCCCGCCTTCGCGCGGCAGTCGGGCAATGGTGCGGCCAGCTTCGAGTATGTGCTGGTGCATTTCCTCGCGAGAAATCAAAACGGCAACTCATCATTCAGATCGCCGGATTTTGGCCGATCTGCCGTAACTTCCGCCCCCGGCCACGTTTCCTTCACGCGGCCAACAAGCGACGACCGCTCCTCTGCAGCAGCCGCGACCCGCACGATCTCGCTCATCGTCCAGCATCTAACCCCAGGATTCGCCTTGCCGTAGCGGATCGCATCCGACGCATCACGCAAGAATGCGTGCGGAACGTCGTTGTCGTCGCGCCACAGCCACGCTTCGACCTCGACCGGCTTCCGCCCCGCTGCCGCAGCTTCCGCATCCAAGGCTTCCCAACCGCGTATCATCACCGCCGCACGATGCACCACCGCATCAACGTCGTCAGCTTCCAACGCAGCATCCAGTTTCGCCTTCGCCGTGCCGAACCGTGAAGCCGTAGCCGGCGTCACCAAATCCGGCAACCGATCCACCCCCCATTTTTCCTCCATCCGTGACGCCACCGCATCGAGTGGTCGCAGCGCGTGGTAGATGCCGTCAGCAATCGGATTTGAAAACGTCTCCGGCGCGGTCAATTTGTCAGGACGCTGCCGCCGCCTACCCATCCCGCAGCACTCCGATCATGCGTTTACCCCGCACCCCGCAAACACGTAGTGTGTTTTGCGGGGTTTTGCGGGGTAAAACCACGCATTTGCGCGAACCCCGCATTTGCGTGGTTTTGCGTCTTTGCGTGGTAAGTGCAAAATTGCATCTATCATGCTATTTCACCCAATAATAATCATTGTAGAATCCGATAATTTCCTTCTCCCGCATCGCATCGATAGCGCGTTTAAACACTTCGTGCCGCCGGTCCTTCCCGTCGCCTTTTTCGATCACCATGTAAGCGTAAGTCCTCGCCGCTGGCGCAGTGATAACGGTGCGCGTTTTCCCATCGACCAGTTCCGACTTCCCAACCTCATCAAGCGCGCGTTGGATTTGTCCGTATACGGCTCGTTGATTTGCGCCTTTCGGCATCCGTCGCTCGCGTTCCTCGCCGCCTTCAGCATCGTCAAGCACGATGCTGCTTTCCTCCTCCAGCGACAGCGGCCCCGATGGCGGCAGCGGGACCACGCGCGCCGTCAACCGGATCGTTTCGGATTCTTCGGCATCCTTTTGCTTACTGTTCCTGATGCTGACGGTATCGCTGCCCTGATTTCGCTTTAGTTCCAATTCAGTATCCACCGCCCCGAAAAGGCTAGAATGCCCCCGCGCGCCGCGCGATGTGTCCTTTCCGGCGTGGTGAATCACCATCACGGCAGCGCCATCGAACGCGTTTCGTATCTCGTCGCAGCCAGCAATGAATTCGCCCATCGCCTCGCCGCTGTTTTCATCGCCACCGCCAAAGCTGCGCGCCAGGGTATCGATAACAATCAGCGCCGGGTCGCTGGGCAGCGTTTCGCCTATCTCCCCGATTAACGCCGCCACTTCAGCAGTGTCGCGGATATTCACCGCTTGCGGCAGCACGAAGAACGGCTCTCCATTGTCTTCCACGCCATTATTTTGCAGCCACGCAAATGCGCGCTTCCTGATCCCGCTTGCGCCCTCCCCGGCGATGTAGAGGACCGGTCCACCTTTCGTATCTCTCCCGTGCCAACTCGCATTGTAAGCAACGGAAAGTGCAATATCTAACGCGAGAAACGACTTAAAGCTGGCCGGTGGTCCGAATACATTTATAAGCGTATTTTGAAAAATTAGACCGTCTACCAATGGCATAGGCGGCGGCAAAGTGGAAAGCTGAGAAAGTGAAAATATGCGGCCAGTTATTTCTTCTTTTGCCGCCTCTTTTTTCGCAACTGTTTCACGGTCCTCACGCAAAGATTTGAGATCAAACCCATAATTCGAAGCCCAATGATAGATCGAACCGGCACCGATATGCCGCACATCTTTAATACTGTTCCATGCACGATCGGTCTCGGCCTCGTCATACTTCCCCGATCGCTTCGACCAGCGATGCGCGAGATCGCGACCATCCTCACCCAACGCGCCCTTGATGGCATGCAACGTGCCAACCCAATCGTCATAGTGTTCATCGTCATTCGGCAAAAAAGCGAGAGCGGTCTCGATCTCCTTCATCTCGCCGTCGAGTTCTTTCAGATTGAGCGTCAAATTCGCCGCCGGTTTCCGCTCACTAACACGCCCCTTCAGCGTGCCAGCGTTTTCCAGCGCCATGCGGCTGCGTTCCAGAAACTCATGCAGTTGTTCATGCGTCACCAGCGTCAGATCGCCGGCAGCGATGTTCGCGATTGAATCCTGCGGCCACTTATACGGCTGCCGCGTGTCCTCATGAATGCCGCTGGCGACGAACTGTTGCCCCTCGCCTAAAATTTCGACGGCGGCGTCTTCCTTGCAGCTTGGCAAATCGTAGATGCCGGTTTTCTGCTTCCGCCATGCGTCGCCGTCGCAGCGGTACACGAAAAGCGACTTCGGCGATTTACCGATGCGCTTTGGCGCGTACCCAAGAATCTCCTGCGTCAGCCGCTCCACAGCGTCGGCGGTAAACGGACACATAATATCAATATCGACGGCGACGATGTTATGGTCACCGCCGCAGAGCGTGCCGATGCTGGCATCTGCGTGCCGCTCAAATTGCAGCGCCTCGTCGGGCCGCTTTGTCCACGCCTCAAGGATTGGCCGCTTTCCGCCTCGCGCTACTGGCGTTATGTCGTATCCGGCTTCGACTAGAGACGGGCCGAATTGCGCGTAACGAGCGGTCACGCGCCTGCTCTGAAAATATAATATTTACCAGACTCGCCGCGCCTTACGTTTTCGTGATTCATGCAAAGCACGAAAACCAACAATGTTTGTTCGCAGAAAACGCTGGTAAAATGTTCCGGTTGCCAATGCTCAACACCGGACTCTAAACCAATTTTTATAAGCTCCGCGATGTGGTCCCTGACTTCCTTAATCTGCCAAAGCTCGCGAGGGTCATCGTCATATTCACCGAAAACGATGGTGACCGGGGCGTCTGCATACTTTTCATGAAAATTTTCGATAAGGTTAAAATTGTAGCGCGGGTCAACGACTTCCAACTCAACCACAACCATTTCGGGGTCTGGCATCGTATCCGGGTATTCAATCATTGCTCACCATCACAGCAATCCATCACCGGCCTGCGGCACGCCATACACTCATAATGTCCACGGACGAATTCCAGCCGCGTCTCAGCGCCGCACCAGGGGCAATTGATTAAAGAATTGGGGGGCAAATCTTGCCCCCCGTTTTCGTTAGAATTCATCGCCATCAGCGGCGTCAGGCGCAGCAGCAGGCGCAACGGCAGCAGACAACACCGCTGGTCGGTCGATCATCTTCGCGACCTTCCATGACGGCCCGTAATAGTCGCCGACCTTTTCCGGGTTGCCGTCCACCTTTACGACCGGCAGCTTGTCGCCGTCTTTCTTCGCCTCAAATTCGCCATAGAGTGCGTTGAAAGCGCTGGTGACAGTGCGCGCCTGATGCATAAACTCAAGCGTGCCGCCAAACGTATCGTTACTGAAAACGAGCAACTTGAAAGCGCGCTTCCACTTGTCTTCTTCTTCAGCGCCCAATTGCGGGACGGGCGCGGCTTCCGACAGTGACGGGTCTGCCACAAAATCGACATATTGGCCGTTATATCGGCTCCAACCCGTCTGCAGCGTTTCCATGTCGAAGACGCAGGTGAAGCCGGTCGGAAACCGGGTTTCACCGTCCTGATTTTTCATAAACCAGACGCCGCCTTGGGCGTTGAAACGCAACTTGTCGTAAAACTGTCCGCCGCCGTTGCCGTCGCTGGGGCTGTCCAAATTAAGCGGCATGTATGTCTTCTCCATTCTTCTTCTGTTCAGTAATTTCGACGCCCGTAAGATCGGCGATTAACCGCTCCAGGCGCTCCACGCGGTCGGTAAGCGCGGTAAGCGTCGAGATGTTGACGCGGTTTTTCCGCAGCCTGCCGAAGGTCGTCGTCCGAGTGCTGGCAATAATGCTGGCCGACACGTCGAATTTCTTGCCGATTGTCTCATCGGACCAGCCGTCTTTGTAAGCAACGTATTCGTCTCTGGTATCGAGGACCGACGCCATCAGGGTCTGAATCTCGAAACGCTTTTTCTGATCTAAACGCATACTTTTTCTCCATTTTTTTTCGGCACAGTTTCTTGAGCGCGGTGCCGGGTAGCGCTAAATTCAAAAAGAAATCGAGGCTCTAGCGGATGAGTGTCAACGCGCGGTCGTGATGGTGAAGACCATGACTTTCCGGGAGTTTGTCCAATAAGACGCCACCCGGCGGCGCGTAAACTTGCGCCTGTTTCAGTCGCTAAAATGTAAGTACCAACGCGCGTGTATCCGAGCGCGAAAGTTGCCCGTGCAGCCGCACCGTATAGAAATGAGCAGGCGTTTCTGGTGCCGTCGGTGCAGAGTCTTGTAACCTCAAGGGTTTCACCGTCGTCACGGTGCCGCGATACCGGCCTGCCCACTATTACTACGCCAACAATTTTGTTGTCGTAGGTTGCGCCGATGGAAAATTTGTGCCCGACGACAGGTTTGTGGTGGCGATGGACCCTTGCCACAAACTTGTTTGCTTCCGCTAACGTGATCGGAATTTTTATTAATCGCGGCAATTTAATACCCGAATATCTCTTTGGCCTTCGCCCGCGTCTGCGGCGACGACCAGTAGAAGTGATCGAAATTCGGAATTACGGCGGCGGCGATTTCTTCCTTCGTATTGAATTTTTCAAGGAAGGCGTTTAAACGCCGCGCGGTTTCGCAAACCTCCAGCCAATCCTGATCGCTATCGGAGAGGCGATGGCGAACAGATTTTTTCGGCGTCAGGTAGATGAAATCGACGGCGCGGTTGCCGCTGGCGCGCTGATAGATAGCGCCCTGCCTGCGGTGCGATGCGCTGATCGCAGACGGCAGCCGCATCGTCGTTTTCAGATCGATCACGGCATCTTCAAAATCGAAGTCGGTAAACCCAATGCACGGAACATCAACGCCCGGGATTTCGATCTCGACGCGCCGCTGGTAGCCTTCCAGCTTCGGCAGATCGCCATCGAACAGCGATAGATATTGCTCGACCATCGGCTTGATGTTCGCGCGCTCTTTGTCGCGCGCCTCACCATCGACGCCGAGCGCCGTGCGCTTGTTATATTCCCTGAGCGCTTCTTCAGCAGGGTCATCGAACTCGCCGCCGGTATGGGCAACCTGACAACCAAGTTCGACGGCAAGACCGCGCGCCATTGGGGCGTTTGCTGGATCGCGGACGCCGAAAAGGTAGCGCAGCACCCAAAGGGCGAGACAGATACGCGCCAGATCAATCGAACTGTGCGACAGGTGGCGAATGCCGTGATCGCTCAACGCCGACATTTTGCCGCCTCGGTATACTTATTATATGCGTCTTGTCGCTTTGCCGCTGACCAGTACCAGCGCGGCATCCGCTCGTAGCGCCGCTCCAAGTCGGCGCACCACTGTCCATAGGTCATCATTTAATCAGGCCGAGTTGTCGGAAAATTGTTTCGACGGTCGCCTCACTCATCACATAGAGGCGTTCGTTTCGATCCTCTCGCAGCACCAGCATGTCGGCGTCGTCTTGCGCGAGGCTTTGATATAAAAATTTGAAGCCGCTTTTCTTGCGCTTGCACTCCACGGTGAAACCGGCGAGCAGCAAATCTCCGGCGTACTCGTCGCCAAGCTGGCCTTTATATGCACCGCTGCCAAAGACGCGGTTGCATTCCAGCCCCTTGCCCTTCCAGAACTTGACCGTCTCGGCTTCAAGTTCATATCCGCGTTTCTTATTGCGGTTGCGCTTTATTTTTATTGTTTTCATATGGCCGCCAGCGCCAGATCGCGCGCCGTCACCCGGCCTTCCGTCAGTTCTTCGATTGCCAGCGTATGCCGCGCATTCGGTCTGCGAGCGCCGGTCACCCAATGGTGGACGGCGACGTGGCTGACGCCGAGCCGCCGCGAAAACTCTGCGGCGCTTATCTGTTCGTCTTCGAGGTACGCGGATAAGTCCATTTTGATCCTTGGGAAAAAAGAGCGGGCGGCGTACGGGACAGACGCCGCCCGCGAGTCACGCGGCGCAAGGGAGTAACACCGCGTGGGAGACGATAGGAGCGTAACAATATGTTACACTAATGTATAGACGTTTTTTGTTGCGTTTGTGTCCACCGCCGGTATACAACCGTCCACATGACCAAAAATCGCGTACAAAAATTGAGAACAGACGCCGGATTGACAGCAGCCGCACTGGCTCGACAGCTAGGCGTTGCCGGCCACACCTTCCGCCGTTGGGATAGAGGTGAAACAAACCCGCCGCCCGAAATGTCCCAGCGCATCGCGGATCGCTTTAACGTGACGCGCGACTATGTAGACGGCATCGGCAGCGACATACCGCAGGCCGTCGTGCAGCCGGGGAAAACGATCCCCGTGCATGGCAAGGCAGAGGGCGGCGACGGCGTTGTCAATTTCGGGCAAGACCCGATTGATCGCCTTGATATTGCTGGCCTTGCCGATGGCGATGGCGTCTACGCTATTATGATGCACGGGGAATCGATGGAGCCGCGATTCCTCGCTGGCGAGTTGCTAATCGTCAACCCAGACCGCCCGCCTCGGCGCGGTGATTATGTGGTTGTGCAATATGAGAGCGGCAGCGATACGCTGGCAATTGCCAAACAATATGTGCGCCGCACTGGCGACACGCTGACGCTGCATCAGCACAACCCAGACGAAGAAATCACACTGCCGTCGCAGGATGTTCGCGCTGTCCACTATATACAGGCGGTGCGTGCCATCTGAATCGGCTGCACATAATCGTTACGAAAATCCGCCGCGCAGGCGGATTTTTTTTGTGCCCGCTAGTTGACTATAAAAGTACATTATTATACAGAAGATGCATCCTTATGTACTTTGGGGCATGGAAATGGACAATTTGTTATCGCCGGAGCAAGCCGCAATCGAACTGTTCGGCGACTTCGGCCACGGCAATCGAAAGAAAATGTACCGGTGGCTCCAGCGCAACACGCTCGCGCCATACGAGGCCAGCACCGGGCAGCCGATCCTGCGCGACGGTCGGCGGTATCTGATCCCGCGCGCGATCATCAAAGCGGTCAAGGGAGAAGTCGCATGATTTGCGAGGCGTGCCACGGCAACGGATATGAAAAGTCGGGGAAGCGCTGCGGCGCGTGCCACGGCAGCGGCGAGAAAATTACGCGCGACGGTCGGCGTCGCTCTGAATGCCTGATGCGCGCGCACAACATCATCACGCAGACCGATCACGTTCACGGCGAGGCAATGGAAACGCTCGCGAACACGGCGATAATTTGGTCGGTGATTTTCAAAATTCCGGTGCGGCCCGATCAGGTGGCGAGCGCGATGGAGGGGCTGAAGATGGCGCGGCGGATTGCCGATCCGACCAACCCTGACAACTGGGATGACGCAGCCGGCTACGTTGGCCTCGGCGCAGAGGCGGTCGCATATGAAAACTAGATGGTTCCGAGTTGCTGAGCGCAACGGCATGTATTGGAAGCACAACAAGGATTGCCCATTCCAAGATGCTGTCAACCCGCTCGCAGAATTGCGTAAGGCCGTCGAGCGCGGCGTGTTTCTGACCGCGCAGCGCCGCATCGGGAAGCATCATTTCGAGTTACTGGCAACGGTTCCCAAAAAAGAAGGGGGACTTTCAGCGCGGCGGGCATCAGCTCCGCGCAAATAGAGGAGTCCTGCGGTGCCGCCCCCTCGCCGGTCGTAACCCCGGTTTATAGTCGGCCAAGGTCTTCATTGATGCAAAGAGGAGTGTCTTTCGGCGCTCCTCTTTTTTTGCGCATTGGGTCAGACCGAGATTACATGATATTTACGGGACTGCCGTCCTTTCGGGGGTATTGACGTCCACAGCCGTCCACTGTAAGGTGAGAAAATCCAATAAGTTATTGTTTTTGCTTACCTTGTGAGCATGTTGCAGGAACATCTGACTAAAATAAATATTATCGTTGCAAAACAATAACTTACCCGGAGCGTCGGAGGTTGCGATTACAAAATAATTACAGGATTAACTAGATTTGTAATTTTTTTGCATAACTTTTGACGTAATGTGTACTATATATGTAACGATCAGTTACGGAGGAGAGAGAGTCATGCCCATCAAGGAAGTCAAGCCAGGAAAGTATCGCTTGGATTATGGCCTCGTTAACGGCGCGAGGAAAGTCCTGCTTTTTAACGGCACAAAAGAAGATGCAGAAAGGGAGTTTGAGACCAAGCGCTCGCTGATGCGGTCGGCCCGGTTTGTTGACCCGGCGACCGCGCCTCGCATCGATGATGCGGTTGACGTTTGGATGGACCGGCAGCGGCGACGACTCAAGGAGGATATCGACGGCAGCACCATTGGCGAGATGCAGTTGTCGGACATTGAGCGCACTGTCGCGCGCCATTTTTGCGATTTGATTTGGAGGGGAAAGCGTCTCGGGTCGCGACGGACCACCGACCTGACGGTCGAGATTTTTGAGGACGATTTGCTACCGCTTTTGAAAGGTCGGAAAAACAATCGCACTGGAAAAACGGTATCGCTGACGACCGCCAAGGCGGGCCTGATAAATATCCGCCGTTTTCTACGCTATTGCGTAAAAATGAAGTGGCTGGAACGAGACCCATCGGAACACGTCAAAATTTCCGTGAAGCACGAAAAGCGGGCGCGCAATTTACGCCGCATCTCGCCTATGGAAATGCAGGCGATCATCGCCGCCGCGCCCCAGCAATATAAAAAGCAAATCATGTTCGCCGCCTATACCGGGCTGCGGGCAGGCGAGCAGGTTGCGCTGCGGTGGGAAAATGTCGATCTGGAAAATGGGGTTGTCAGCGTCGTCGAGGCGCGGAAAGCGAAGACGCGCCGGATCGGAGACACAAAGACAATTGCGGGGCAGCGGCGTGTGACCTTGGAGCCGTCGGTTTTGAATATGCTGCGCGAATGGAAATTGCGGCAGCCGCTGGAACAGCGCGGGCGCGGCTTGGTCTTTCCGACGCGCACAGGGAACATCGCCGAACATGCAAACTGGGCCAAGCGCGGATTACACAAGGCTTGCAAGGCCGCGCAAGTGGAACGCTGCAACTGGCATGATTTGCGTCACTTCTACGCGAGTGTCTTAATATTTAAGACCGACCTCAACGAGGCTGTCATTACCGAGCTAATGGGGCATCGGAATATTAGCTTTACGGCTGAATTCTATGGTCGGTGGTTCCAAGATTCTCGTATGGAGAAAGAGATCGCCGAGAAGCTGGGTAATGCGTTTGGAACGGGGGAGACGTTATGATGATCCAGTACAAGAATCTGAAAGAACACATCAAATACATCGCCAATGCTTTCAAAAGGAGGGGCGAATTTTACCGCAAGCGCGGTTTAGAGCTAACGCCATCGACGCACACTTTTTTGTGGTCGCAACGGCGATACCTGATGTCGGCTGGCACGCGCTGCGCACTGGTATGGGATCGCATCGCCGGCGACTCGCCCACTATCGAAAAGTGGCACTCCGCTACAGTGACAAATCGGTTCATTGCTCGGCGAGTGCAGGATGTATTGATCGAACATCGGTCAGCCACAATGTCGCGATTTGCTGTTGAATGCGAAGACGTAGCCAAACGCGAAACGGTCCGCCGCTGCATCGCCATGGGCGTCGAACTTGGACTCCTCCAAAAATGTGGCGACGGGTACACAATGACAAAACTCTACGCGGATGAGCTTTTTAACCGCGCTATTCTAGGTCTGAGGCACCCCGACATGGTGGAGTGGGCGCGCATGGTGTTGGCCGTTAACCAGACCGAAGAACTCATCCAACACAATCGCTACCCGCGCCAAGGCGACCACCCGCTCGACACACCTCTGACGTTGGCCGAATCAATCGCCGCCGGCCAATACACAGGCGCAGACGACGAATAACGCGAGTCATTTTGTAATCGGAGGCTCTCGTTTTATGAGAGCTTTTTCCTCAATTTGGGTAAAAAGCTCCTCAATTTGGGGCGTGCAAAAAGGGTAACAAGTCTGTTACCCTTTTTTTATGGTTGATGTAAAAATATATACAAGTCAAGACGACCCTGCCGCAGCCGGGGCCGATCCAAGCAAAACCGAAGACTATGCGGACGTTAGTGTTGTGCAGGACGGCGCAGCAATTGGTTGGGAATTTAAGGACGCGGCGACGGCGAATAAATTCCGCCGCGATCTTTTGGAGTTGCTTGAAAAGTACGGGCTTGATTGATTATTTCGTTTTCGACGCCCGGATTTTATCTCGCAGCACGCCGTAGTCCGTGACAAAGCGGGCGAGCGCAGAGCAGTCCGCGACAACAACATCGCGGGCGCACGGCGGCCCAAGTTGCTCTAATTCGTCGGCTGCTAGACCCTGCACCGCATCGGCGTAGTCCACTATCGGCGGCGTGACGATCACCGGCTCGCCTTTTTCCTTCGCCATGTAATCGAAATAGGCAGACCCCAGTGCCCCAGCAGCACCGATAGCGCTAAAACTTTCGGTCACGCAGCCGGTCAACAGTGTCATCGACAGACCGATCATCGTTAACCGCATCCATCTTTTCTTCAGCTTCGCGCACCGCGCCTTCATGCCGCGCCGCCAGGATAGCCCGCGCGGCAAAAAAGGCGACGGCTCCAACGCCACCCAGAATGCATAGCCAAACAATGGTCAAGAGTCGCCCTTCTCTTTGAGCAACATCCCAGCCACACCAGCCAAAGCGCCAATTGCTGTCATAATTTCGACCATCATGGATTCTGGCAAATTGATCCCTACCGCCAAAAGCAATGATGCCAACCCCGCAGCGCTTGAGGGCTCACGCAAGCGGGCAATCAGAATCTTTAAAAGAGCCATGTCTATCTCCTAATATGTCCACAAAAATGGACGGGGTAAATTTTCGGTCACAGTGTCGAGGTGGACGAACCGCCCGCTATGCGCCCCGCGCTGATTCACGCCGACTCCTTGAACATCGTCGTGGCTCAACGCAACTCGCAACAAGTGCAGCGCGCGCGATCCGCTGGCGAGAATATCGGCGGCTTGTCCGGTCGCGTGCGCTCCCGGCTTCTTCTTGCGCGCCTCAATCGGGTGCTTCGGGCAGCGGTATCCGCTGCTGATTGCCATCGGCCCGAATTCATCGCGGATTCGCTGTAAAGCTGCGATGAATGCCGGGTCCATTTCGACCGCACCGCAGCCGCACTGGCAGCGAAATTCGTCGGGGCCAAAATTTGCGTAATCATCCCAATTCATTTCGATTCCATCTTTCGTTTTACCCATTCGACATCGACGCGGATGCTCTCAAGCGCGCGCGTTCGTGCTTCCATGTTTTCCGGGGAGTTTATTTTTGCGAGCGTGTCCGTGCGTCGATCCAGCACCTCGACCGCCGTCTCCAGCTTGTCGATTCTTATGTCTTGCGCGTCGAGGCGCGCGGCGCTCCTGTCCGCCCCGATCTCCAATCCTTTAATTTGATGCCTTGCCACGGCGGCGGCACATATCACCGACACGATCATGCCCGCGTAGGGTATCAGGTCTGAAAGATTCATCGCCTTGTGGCCGCCAACCATGTGTCGAGTTCGTGTTGCGCCGAAAACTGTTTGCTGGGTATCCGCGTGCTGGTGCCGGTGACCAGTGAAACGTGACGAAAATGCACGCGCCTCAAATTTAAAGAGGCGAAGGCAATAACGTCGCAGTGCGAAATTGGTCGCCTGTCGCGCCCGCTGCGGGTGGAAAAATGAAAAGTTGTCGGTTTCTGCTGGTCAAAATCGGCGGACGTTTTTACCTCGACGCGATGGATGTCATCGGCAACCCAGGCGCACAAATCGAAGTTGTCGTTGTGAACGACAGCGATCTGCGCGCCGAGTTGTTCCAGGCAGCAGGCGACGAGATACTCGCCTGCGCGACCGACGCGCGAACTCATCAGGTGCCTCGGCCCGGCACCTTCGGCGCGTTAAAAACGGTCCAATCCTTGCCCGCGCTCGCAACGCAGCTACGACCACCTGGATCACTGATAACTGCGGTCCAACTTCCGCTTTCCGACACGAAAATTTCGAGTAGCCTGCCGTCAGCGATTAGCGCGCGTGAGACCTGCGCCTCGCGCCAACGATCCCATAGACGCTGCACAACATCGTCGCGGGCGGCGCAGATGTTTTGCGCGGCAGCCGGCAAGCATAAAAAAACCGCCAAGACGGCGGCGGCGAACGCGATGGCGAGGCGGCGTATCATTCGAGAAATTTCCAGCGCTTGCCGATCCAGACGGCGAACCGCGCCAGATACCAAATGATAGAGATGCCTGCCGCAATCGCGGGCAGGAAATCAAGCACCGCGCCGAATGCCGTCATCGCAGCGGCAAGGTCGCCAACCTCGCGGGTCGCTGTCATTACGCAGGCTTCTCAGGCCAAGTTGGATTAGCGGGATCGGCTGTGTTGGCCGGGAGGTTGCGGAGCGCGGTGCGGTATGCGGTCCACTCTGCTTTCTTTTCGTCGCTAAGAGCGCTGTCTGGAACTTGCGTCCAATCACATGCTTTGAGTAGTTGATTTCTCTTGATACGCAAATTAACGAGCGCGCGGTCATTTGCGGCTGCGTCCCAAGCGGCTCGCTCGGCAATAAACGCTTCTTCCTCTGCTTGCGTGAACGGCACTTTGACGCCGTCAATCATGTGGTGGTTATTAAGCATGTGCGATCCCCCAAACAGTCATTCGACCCGTTTCAATGGTAATTGATCCTTCAAATTGGACCTGTACTCGATCAGTCGTAATCATTGATTTTCGGTGTCCAAAGAACTCGCAATCTTGCCCGGTTGAGGAGTATTGATCGACAGCATATCCACGTCCATGAAGTGACGGAAACATCGAAGTTCCTCTGGCATTTTGCAAATATGCGACAACAGCAATGCCTTCGCCCGATTCCATCCCCAGACTAATGGCACCACCGGTAATCTTAATGGCTCCATCATTCTGATCCTTGACATAACTCCGGTTAACACCGCTATAGTCGTCGCTCGCTATGTCATGGCCGTTTGACGCCAGCCAATCGTAGTGGCCGTAAGTGCTGTCGATGCCAGATGCAGTGCCTAAGTTGAATAGAAGAGCAGCGTTATTAGCACTTGGGTGAAAATCTTCTAAAATTATGGCATACGTTGCGTAGGTTGCGTCGATGCCGGTTTGCGTCAGACTGGCGGAACTACTAGCCGTTTGCGTGCCGATAAGAGTCCACGCACCGCCACCACCGGCAGCTTCCCAAGCAACCCCCGAACCCGTACTAGTTAAGACCTCACCATCGCTGCCTTGTGCGCCGTTGACTTTGAAATTATCGGCATCCATTACGCCGGTAACTTCTACTCCGCCTGACGTAGTTGCAATTTTCGCACTATTATCGTGGTAGAGAGTGACAGCGCCATCTTTTGTGTATGCAAGTCCTGTTTCACCGCTAGGACTGCCTATATTCGCAAAGGTATCGCCCTGAATGTATAAGCCGCCCGTCCCCTGATCGATGATGTAAGAGTTGGAGCCATCATGGGTCAGTCGTAAATCAGAGCCACCGCCAAACTGCAGTTGGGCGCTGTCCGGGAAAACAACATCATCTGTGCCTGTAGGCACCGTAAAAACTGTTTCGTCGGCATCGTTTTTAACGGTTAAGTCTGAGGTCGATCCTTGACCGGTTAGAATCAGTCCTTCCGCAGCGGTATATCCAATAGCCGCATTAGTACCTGCGGCAGTATCTCCCCCAGGCTCGACTGTTCCTGTCGTCGTGAGTTTTGTGACCGCCTGCGAGCCGCTGACCCAGTCCGCTGTCTGCTTCATCAGCTCGCGCATCGCGTTATTCACATTTGACGGGCTCATGCCTTCAGCGATTGAAATTCCGCCAACATCGGTGTTGTTGGCCGCCGTCGTGTCGTACTGCGTTACGTTGTTTTTTGCCATGGTTTACCTCGTAAAAAAACCCGCCGGGGGGCGGGTTGGGTTATTGCTGCGGGATGCTTGCTATTCCAGCCGGAAAGTTAGACACAAGCAAATTTGCCTGACTTTCCATTCGGCCCGTCCTCCCCCGCGATGCTTTTAAGGCGCTGGTAAGCATTGCGAGGAATTTTGCCGGGTCAACACCCTGACGGGCCATGATCCTTGCAATTTCCACGGCTTCCTTGTCTGCCATTTTCCGAAGTTGCTCCTCAGAGCGACCTAAAGCAGTCGCCGTAGCTTCCCTTGCGGCGGCCACCCCTTCGCCACGCCGCATCCGTTCAACTATACCGCTTCGGACTGCGTTTTTAAATTTTTCATCGTATAGCTTGCGTCCTGCTGTTTTAGCATTTTGAGCAACACTAGCTTTTAAACTAAAACCAGACGCCGCTTGATCGAGTTTTTTGAATAGCCGTTTGGCGGCTTTTCTTCCTATAACAAGTTCTACTTTTTCACGGTTAGCGGTGCTTGACATATCCTTTAAAAGTTTAAAAGATTCGCGCGCGTCCATGTTCATATCCGTAAAAGCAAGTTTTACGTTTTTTATGCCTTCGTCTATCTGGGAGCGAATCCCCATCGCAGCGTATTTTTTCTCAAGCTTGTTCATGCCAGCGACAGTTTCGGCGACTTCTGACACGGTTAGACTTGGCCGCAAAACTGTATTGCCAAATTTTATGGCTTGGACCCATTGAATAGGGTCTTGAGCAGTTTTCAAAGCAACGTTGTATTCTGGAACAAGATCACCGGTAAGATTTCGGACTTCGCGGGCAAGGTTTTCGTAAGCGCGTCCGACAGAAGACGTTCCGCCCATTGCGCCTTTCCCTGCCTCTACGTTTGCCCGCTCATTCAATCCGCGCTTGATATAATCCAATTGACGCACGTCGGGGAGCCGTTCGATAGTATTGTCTGCGCGTAGAATAATTTGCGCCGATGGCGGCTCGCCGTCTAACCGCATTAACTTATTCGCGGCAGCAATAACGTCGGCGTCTACCCGTGTTTTGATAATTTTCTCAAGTTCTTGGCCCTTCGCTGACGTATAATCGATAGGCTTGGCATAGGCCGCCCTATACGCTGCCGATCTACCGCTGGAAGTTCTCTGCCTGATTTGCCTTTGCGTCGTGGCAACACCAACGGGTCGCCCAAGATTCTCATCAAGCGCTTGATTGGCTAAATTTGACGACTGCGCGGCTCTAGCGTCTACGGCCTGCTTAACAATTGCGGCGGTTGCTGGGTTTTGTCCAAAATAATCAAATAAACCCCTAGACGCTGGGCCAACTTCCGCCAAAATAGCGCCAGACGGCAACCGCACATTGCCGCCGAGTTTGTCAAAGGCTAACACATCGCCCAAAACTTCAAACGATGGCCGGCTCATTCCTACCTTTTTGGCCGCCGCGCCAGTTCCTGCGAACCTGTCGTAGATAGAGGATACCGCTTTCCCGGCCAAAGGCGCAGCGGCACCGAATGGTGTTGATATAGCCGCAGTCACTCCAGCTTGCGGGAGCATGTCATTTTCCGCAGCACCGGCCCCGTATATAGCGCCCTCTCCAGCAGCCACGCCAGCACCAGCCGCCATTTTGCCGCGCGTCGATGACGGCATTGTGGCGAGGCGCGCGCCTGGGGTCGCAAGGCCGGTATGCAACGCGCCGGCAAATTCTGCGCCGCCGGCGGTCCAAGGGCTTTGTTCACGGAATTGTTCAAGCTTGCCGCGTTCGCGCGATAAATATATGTCGCGCAATTCATCGTAACTATGCGTTGGGTATTTATTGGCTAACGTAGCCAACGCAGCCGCGCCTTCGGCTGTCAGTTCGTCCATCCAGCCGAAGGCGCTGCCCTGCCCATAGGCTCTCAATATACCTTCGCCAGTGCCTACTTCGTCGCCTGATATTTTTCCCCCAAGGCGTTCGCCGCGTTCTTCGGCAGTCTCGTCTTCGCGGTATTCCAAGAAACTCCGGCGGAGCATAATGCCCAGTGGGGTGTTTTTTGTTTTTTCTACATTGAGAATTTCCGGTGGTAGCTGTTCGGTTAACGCCCGCAGCAATTCTTCTTCGGTGGCGTCGGCAGGGCCATCTATCTCAGCCGTTCTTCCATCGGAAAGATCGACCTCGTATGTTTTTATAGCTTCTTCGCTCATTTTAGTTTTACCCTAAAAACCCGGCCCGATGGTGCAGCGCTTTGTTCCAGACCGAAATATTGTCGCCACGTCTTACGGTTAGGATTCAGCGTGTAAGGTTCTACATCCTTGCCGTGGACAAATATTTCTTCACTATTCAGATACTGACTCCACGCTTCTTCCGCACCCGCCAGATCACTAAAGTTAGAAGCGGCCCATGCTTCCATAAAATGTAACTTGTCTTGGGCATTTTGATGCGCAGCCCGAGTCGCCTTAATGATGCGGCGGTTTGTCTCTGGCGATTTGTCAGGGCCAATGTTGGAGCCTTTAAACATTGCCACATCCCTATCTGACGCAGCACCCGGCATACCTTGTCGCCATAGTGAGGTTGTGGCGTCTTGGATTCTAAACATTGTTTCCAAGTCCGGGGAAAGCCCGCCCGCTGCTCTAGCCCCTGGAATTTTAAACGCTGCGCCCATTTTACCGCCGCCGCGAATATAGTTATCCATTACAGTTTCAAACTGCCTAAAATTGTCTTCCAACTTTGCGAGCGGGATAGTCGCCTCTCTCAATAATTTTAGTCTTGATTCTGTCCTTTCCCGATTCTTTTCATACGCCTGGGATTGCTTATCTGGTGGCAAAACAGAAATAGATTTCGGCACAATTCCCGACCTCGGCCAATATTGCGCACCCGGCGCAGAAGCAGAGACGCCAGCAGACGCCCCAGCAGCAGGGGGTGCCGCAGGGGGCGCAGCGGATGAAACAGTAGGCGGCACAACAGGCGGCGTAACAGCAGACGGTGCAGCGGATGGCGTAACAGGCGGCGTAACAGCAGACGGTGCAGCGGATGGCGTAACAGGCGGCGTAACAGGCGGTGTACTTCTTATACCGACCCCTTGAATTTGTGGAAGGTGTTTTACCTCACCCGTCACGTTATGCACTTGCATCCCCGGCATGGTGGGGTGCGGAACCCAGCGCCCCGCCGCAGCCTGCTGTGCGGCTAGTGCGGCTCGCGCTTTTGTTCCATGTATCCCTGTCAGTTGACTTAAAACCTCCGGGGAATACGGCACATCGACTCCGGGGGTCTTCTTCCTAAACGCCGACCCAAGGAGCGCCGTAGCCAAAGGGGTAACATCGCCAGCGTCTGCCATTGCTCTCGCTAATGGGCGGGCACTCATCGGTATGGAAGACATTAATGCCGATGGCGCTTCGGCAGTCTGCCCGGTCATCGCTTCAGTCACTGACGTGGGAACCATTGCGTTTCGCAAATTTTCCCGCAAAGCCTCCTGCCGCTTATGCTCTGCCTCTTTCCGCTTATGCTCTGCCTCCTGCCGCTCAAGCTGCTTCAGCATCAGCGCCTGCTTCACGCTGTTCGCCAGCGAATTTTGATAGCCTTGGAACACGGGCGCGAGGTTCAGTGGCTGCCCACCGGGCACGCGAGACGGCGCACCAGCCCGCCCGAAGGCACCGCCAATGTTGAAAAGCATCTGCGTCAGCGCATCACTTTTTGCCTTATCGACTGCCTGCGGCGACATCAGGCCAAGTTCGGCAATTTTATTCAAATCCATTAGAACAAACTCCCAAGCCACTTGAAGGCCCCAAGGTCATTGGCTGTCTTGGCAATGCCCGCAATGTTCGCGGCGGTTTGAACCCCTTGCTGCGTCGGGTTCGAGAAGTATGGCGTTTGTGTCGTGCCGGTGCTGCCAATCGTGCCGCCTCGCGTTAGCGCGGCATATTCGGCGAGACGCTGTGCCGCTTCATTTTGCAGGAAGTCGTGACGCGCCATTTGATCTCGCAGCGCCTCGCCAGCCTTCGCTTCGCGGGCGGCACCGTATCCGACCAATCGATTGATATCATCGTAGTCCGCTGCCGCCGTCGTCGGTGCCATCGTCGCCGCAGCCATACGGGTGCGCTGTTGCTGATTGGCCAAA